TGACATATCTCCATCTAATTCTTTTTCAGGCATTAAGGCTGAGGTAGAATCAATAATACATACGCATCTTTCAAACTCTTTGCTACTGATCAATTGTATAACAATTTCTAAAAATTCTTCCGCAGTTAAAGGTCTATCTTCGGAATGAACAATCTTAATGTTCTCTTTATCTAAACCGCTTATGCCAGTCAGATTCATTTCTTTGAGTCGTCCTTCGGCATCTAGATAAATAATAGGACGACCTTCCTTTTGACAATTAGCAGCGATTTGCAATGCTGTGGTTGTCTTGCCACATTTAGGATCTCCAGTTAGAATTACCCATGAGCCCTCTTTAATGCCGCCCCCCAAAGCAATATCTACTGACGGTCCTACTGAAATAGCCTTGAAATCTTTTCTTTGATCCAGTATTTGGTTTCCAGTTGAAATAACATTTCCATACTTTTTGATAATTTCTTTCATGAAACCGGGCTTGTCTTTACTCGCTGCCATCATCATTCCTTTCAGCTTTCTGTATTTTAGAAAATAAGTTTTTAGTACCAAAAGCCTTTTGTGGTTTAGAAGTATTGTCTATTTTTTTAACCACATTTTCTTCAGACTTGGGTTGTTGGTCTATCACTTTACGCATTAGTTCCACTTCCCTTTTGACAAATGGACGTGGATTAAAAAAGCCCAGAGAATAGGTCTTCTTTCCTCTGGGCGAGTTTATATATTTAATCAGTGCATCTTCGCCAAACTGTTGAACTAGTTTTCGGGCTGCTACAACTTGTCCTTGATAGGACTTTTTTTGTTTTTTATTCCAAAATTTATATGCGAGGCTACCTTCGTTGTCGTTTTCGCATTTACGTTGGCACATTATCTCAGCTACATATTGTGCAACATCGCAATACTCACCCGTTGAGGGCGACTTGAACCTGCTCGCTTTGCTTCTTTTTTGAGCCATCTTTAAAAATCATTAATTGAGCGTTTTCGGGAGTCAACATTCTAGTTTGCACAGGCGCTTCAAATTCGCACAATGGCCAACTAAATTTTCTTACGTCTACAGTCTCAAGGTTATCATTTAAAACGCCAGCTGTCAAGTGTTGAAATGCCGTAGCGGCCCCACTTTCCATATTAATATCTTTAGAAACTCCTCGTACTACAAATAAGCCGTCTAATCCATTGGGATTGTCAAACAATATTTCTTGAGGAGCGCCAAAAACTAACGCTTGAACTTTAGTGATACACTCACCAGTTTCATCACAGAAATCCATTAGTCGATGCCACGGAGACTCAGTTTCACCGGGTCTATCATAGTCTGACCACACTACTTGACCGTCGGTTAATGTGCATTTCCATAAGATTTCTATGTCTTCCATTAACAATTTATGTATATAAGAATCTTGTTTTGTGCAAAGCATGTTAGCCCTCTTTAATCTTATGTATCGACCCTTCATGTCTTGATGATACATTAATTTCAGTTTTTCTTTTAGATTTATTTTCATCCGAAACCATTGAAGCAGCTTCCGTCATTACAACAACACCCCTATCCTTTTTTCTAGCAAATAGATTGTGTGTGATTGTCACGTCCGCAACATTATCTTTTACAGTTTCCAAATGACCAGCAACTATTGTCTCGGATCTATTGAGTTTTTTTGATAGTGCTGTCACAGTTTTGGCGGAATTTTTTTCTATGTAAGACTTTTCGTCGTTAGATAGTGGTCCTCGTTTCATATTAATTCTCCATCATTAGTCTTCTGGCTCTAGTAAGAAATATCCTACTTGTAGATTTCAGATATTCCATATACAAATCGAATATGTTTTTGTTAACCTTCTTAAAATCAAAAAAAGATCTATTGTGAGTAAGTCTATCTACATGGTATGGATCAAGTAGATCGCCTCTACCATATTTTACATAATAGGTTTCTCTATCATCATGTGCAATAATTTTAGCAAACGCCACCTTAGGCTCAGCTACATCTGCTCCTTTACCGTAAAAGGTTTCTGTTACTTTTGCGGGTTCAGGAATATTGAGTCCTGATAGATCTTCGTTTTCCCATCTAGCCATTTAAGCTCTCCAGTGTTTCTTTAATTTGTCTAAGACAATCGGCTTCATTAAAGCCGTCTAAGGTGAACTCAGCAGTATTTGA